CTACGAGTTTGCTGAGCGATTACGTTTGCTTCTCTCTCAACTTGGAACATAAGTCCTTTGAACTTCTCAACTGACCATCTACCGTTTGAATCAACGTCCATGTCAAAGATACCAGCGTTTGCAGTATCAGCTTGGGCACCGATTTTAGCAGATGTATAAACAGTTCTAACAACTTCTCTGTTGATTTCGTTAAGAATTTCACCAGAAAGAATGTTAGCAAGTTCTGTTTCTGCGTCAAGACCGTGAATTGCTTTAAGGTCTTGTGCAAGTTCCATTGTGTATTCTGCTTTAAGGGCACGAGTTTTTGCTTCAACAGAGTTCTTTTCGATTGAGAACGCCATTTCTGCAAAACTGTTACCAGCAGAGTCACCCAATGCTTCAGCAGTAGCAGTTGACATACCAGTACCATTTGTGTATGTGCCTGGTGTACCATCGTTCAACAGGGCAGGGTTAGTTCCTACTTGTGCGCCAGCACCAGAGAAATCTGTATCTGCTTCGTTGTAGAAGGTTTCGCCGCCAGTCTGTGAAGAGTAACGTGAACGCATTGCAAAGATAAGTCCAGTTGGGCCAGTCATTGGCTGAACACCGGCAATATCATATGCGATGAGGTTTGGCATTGCCCGTCTTACCAATGAGATAAGGATCGGATCCCAATTGTCAACAGAAGCGCCTGTTGCGTTAGTTGGTGCAGCTTCTCCAAGGAACGATCTGTCCTCACGAAGTGCTTTTTCTTGGTTTTCTAGGATGATTGTGGTTACAGCCTTACGATAAGAGTCTTTAATCTCTGGAAGATCATTGTGCTCTAAGACTGGTTGCCACTTCTCCTGTAGATGTTCTGTTTTGAACATTTTGTTTCTCCTTGTTGAGTTTTCTAATAATATTTATAAAAACTAGATTTTTGGAACAATATTTTTTCCGCAACCTTAGTCTTTTGCCCGCTTTACATTTTTACTGATTGCTGCCATGTAAGCAGACATTGCACCAGTTGTATCGAAAGACTCAGAACCATCAGATTCAGTGTCTACAGATTCAGCGATAGTGGTTGCCTTTGGAAAATAACTTTCCTTAAGCGTGTCGAGTTTACTTCTGAAAGAACCTTCATCTGTAAAATCTACATCTTCTGCAAGAGACTTAAACTTTTCTACTTCCGTATCGGCAAGATCAGTAGCAACCTCTGCAAAAACACTCTCACGAACCAATTGGTCATTCTGCTTTTTCATTGCAGCAGTTTTTTCAATCTGTTCGTTGAGTTTTGCTTCAAGTTCGTCAATCTTTTCAGACTGAGTTCCTAGAATATCATACTTTTCGTCTGGAACATCAATGTAATGTTCTTCAAAAAGTGATTTAAGACCTGAAATGAAATCTTCAGCAATCTCACCTTTGAGACCTCTTTCGATTGCAATTTCATTCTCTTTCATCCACTCTTCTACAACGTAGTTCATGTATGCGTCAACCTTTTCAGTCAACTCATCACGCACTCTGTTAATTTCTTCAGCGACTTCTTGTGTCTTTGCAGACTCAATTCTTTCGACTTCAGAACGAAGTTTAGACTTAACAGCAGCCTCAAAAATTGTGGATGCTTTTTCTTTGAATTCTTCAGTAAGTTCCTCACCCTCGACAAGAGCGGTAACATCTTCAGATACATCTACAGATGCAAGTCTTTCATCAAGAGTAGACTCATCCATTTCTTCCTCACCATGCACTGAATCTTTCATCATTGCACCGTAAGCGGCTTGAATGTCTGTGGCTTTCATCTTTTCCATTGTTTTGATTTTCTCATACATGGCGTTGATCATTTCTGCCTTAGTCATCTTGCCTTCTTCTAGTTCCTCACCATCGTGATCTACTTGATCACCAGCAGCAAGGGGTTCTTTGATTTTGGTTGGTTCATCATCACCACCGGCGTCTTTTGCACCCTTAGTCTGAGCATCTTTGGCCTGACTTGTTGCTTTTGCAGCGTCTGGGCCTTTCTTCTCTTCTGGGTCAACAACAGCTTTGCCTAGGTCTTGAACTTCCCCTTCAACTTTATCCATTGATTCACCTTTAGCAGCACCCTTTGTTGGGGCGTCCTGTGCAGCTTCTTCAAGCTCCGCAGCAACCTCTGCTTCCAGTTCCTCAATTGTCTTGTCTAGATCTGACATTGGGATTTTCTCCTTGGTTTGTTATCTTAACATATTTATAATGATTAAAGTTTTGACAAAAACTTTGCAAAGGCAAGTGCGGAAACTTTACTGTTTCTTTGTCTTACCCCTTCATTGATTTCGTCTTTGATGTTTTGAATCTCTACCTCTTTAAGTAGTCCATTATCCCAAATCCATTCTTTACCTTCCATGATACCTTCAACGAAGGCTTGAGGTGCAGAAGGGTCTGCAACAATATCTGCCGCAGTGGCAAGATAAAAATCATCTTTCACATAGTTAGCACCGCCCTTAGATTCCAGTGAACCCATACCTCTTGAAGAGACACCAAGTTTACCACCATCTTTGATTAGTGCTTTCGCAATTTCCCCCATTGGAGTTGAGAGCAGTTTCGCCTCACCAATAAAGTTCTTTCCATCCGCTTCCAGTTTAGTAATCATGTGCGATACCCTGTCAAGATTGACAGTAGGGCCTTCTGGATGACCCAGTTCCCCAAACGCACGACCTTCAGCAACAAATTCTTTGTTATAACGTGCAACTTCTTTTGTCAACACGTTCATTGGGTAGACACGACCATTACGGTTCTTCATGTCTGCCTGCATGAAGATTCCACGAATCTTCATATCCTTTCCACCACCGTCTTTTTCTTCAACGATGTATTCTACTTCTTGTATCTGTTCTGCAATAAGTTTCATATCTTAATACCCCGCCGCAGTAATTTGAGTTCCAAATATTGTTCCGGCACCACGAAGTCCTTCACCAATGTTTAAATGAATGACGATACCAGCGCCACCGCCAACATAGATAGTTCCTACATCAGCAGTATCTCCAACATTACGAACTGTAACTAACCCAGCAGAACCAGTATTAAATACCCACACTGCGGTAGCATCCGTAAAACCAGTTGTAGCAGATAGTGCAGTAGCTGTTCCTTTTACTTGCATAGTTCTTTTCCTAAATTGATAATACTTCTGCTTCAAAGTAGTCCATAAGTTTTTTTGGTGTAACTTTATACTTCTTTGAAACACTATTTATAGTTTTGTCAAAAGTATTTAGGAAATCTGAGGGTTTACTCTCCATTTCCTTAAAAATAGCGTCAACAGCCTCTTTCATCTTAGGGGATAATTTCTTATACTCCTTAGATGTTTTATGCTCGTCCTTTTCTGGTAACTCTTTATAGAGTTCAGAAATCGTCTTACTCACTATCTTCTTCTACCTCTGGAATGTGATGAGTTACAAATGTCTTTGCAACTTCTTGTCTCTTTGTCTCCAACGCATCACCCACTTTTGCTGCAAGAGCAGAATTAAAGTGTGTTTCTGCTGAAAGGTTATCACCGTCACCAATTGCGTTTACAAAGTCTCTTACTGTATCCATCATTTATCTCCTTGTTCTGGATTGTTCTGTGCGAACATACCATCATCTTGACCCATAGGGTCGAGTTCGCCACCAGATTCGTCTTTAATCTGGTTTTCAATTTCTTCAATCTCTTCATCAGACATTCTTAGAACATTCTTTCTCACATATTCTTTAGAGAAGTATGTTCCTACATAACTTTCAATCTGACCCAACATATCAATGCGGTTCTGTAAAAGTTCTGCATTCTTTAGTTCTGTAAAGTGTCCATCTTGCATAAAGTCAAACTGCAAGTGTTCTTTAATTGTCGGCCATTCTTCTTCTGCGATAACACCTTTAAGAATAAGTTGTGTACGAAGCATATCCATAAACAGGATTGTAAATTTCTTACGAAGTTTCTGTACAAACTTAGTGAACTTTAATTCGTCACGAGTAATGTTATCAGAACGTCCAATAGAGAATGAGTTCTCTGCCTCAAGTCTTGAGATTGGTACGTTCAATGAACGATAAAGTTTTGTCTGGAAGTATTTGATATCATCAATCTCACCAAGGTTTGAACCACCAGGCAAGGTTGTGATTTCTGTACCTCTACCACCTTCTCTACGAGGCAACCAGAAATCTTCCAACATGGACATATGATTTCTATCGTCACGAATTTCACCAGTTCGTGCGTCATACACCAACTTGTTACGATAACGATTCATCACATCTTTGAGGTATGCCTCTGCCTTTACTTTAGGTAAGTTACCAACATCAATGTAGAAAATACGTCTTTCAGGCGCACGAGAAATACGATAGATAACCAACGCATCCTCAATCATACGCAACTGATTGACAGGTTTGATTGCTTTGTGCAGATATGAAAGGACAGTTCCTTTATGCATATCTACAAGTCCAGATGGACAGTAGGTAATAGAATCAGCGGTAATCTTAATACCACTGGATGTTCCTGTGTTTTGATCTAGACCTTTCTCATTGTAGAGATAAAAGTCCTCAATCTTTTTAACTAAATCCAAACCAGTTTTTGGATCTTTTTCTTTTCTTTGTTCCCTTACTTTCTTAATCTTACGAGGGTCAATATACCTCACATCTTGAATGCCCTTACGAGGGGATTTTGTATCAATGATTTTGTGATAATATATACGTCCATCCACATACCATCTTCTAAAGATGTCGTGTCCTTTTGCATTAAAGTCAAGCAGACGCAACACCTCATCGAACTCATCTCTGATTTTCGATTTAATGTTTGGGGAAAGTTTTAATCTGTCAAGGGAAATGGAAACAGATTGTCCTCTTTCATCAGAGACAATCGCTTCATTCGCAATATCTTCAATTGCACTATCACACTCTGGTTGTTGTGCAATGTCACGATATCGTCTGATTAAGTCTATTTCATTACGATCACGACCATCCATATCAAGGATGGAAGCATAATGCCCACCGCCTGATACAATGTCTAGGGTGCCGTCGTCAGTAGAGGGAGCAGTGAATCCATCACTACTCCCACTCTGATTCGCCCTTGTGATTCTGAAACCAAAAAGTTCAGCCATACTATAGTTCTCCTAGTTTTACCCAACTATTTAGTCGGATTATAAAACTAGATTATACGTCACTCGCATCAAATGACGTATAACGCCATGTGATATCAAAGGTTTCAATTTCACTTACAGTATCCATATTCAACTCAATAGCACCAATGGCGGTTGGCCAACAGTTCTTCAACACATAAGTTTTAATGACTTGATTATCTCTGTTTAACTGGTTTACAGTCAAATCAGCAGTATAATCTCTAACATTAGAGAGTCCTCTAGAGTTAGATAGATCATTAATTCTATTCATCCATGTTTCAATTCCATTACGGATCATAAAGTCTGTGTCGTTAAATACAGTTGTTGCCCAAGTCTCAAAGGTTCTATCGCCAGCAATAAACAGTTGGCGTCCTCTAAAGTTGATTGGAATTTCTGTAATTGTTTGTCCTGGCAAGGATGCAGTCCTTACCAAGAATGATGTTGTGCTACTATCAAGTCCTGTTCCAATAATAC